ATCCTTGAACTTGCCCGCACGGGTTCCGCGTAGCGCCTGCACTAGCTGCTGATTAGTCCACCCTTGCGCGTGGCCTCGCGTGATCGTGTTGTTGACCTGCCCTACCTGCTTTTCCGTCCACTCAGCCCACCATTTGTCCAACAGCTTGCCGGTAGATGCCATTGGCTTTGCTAGCGCCTCGGAGTAAGCCTCTGTGGATCCCAGCGCACGCACAATAATTCCCTCGGATTGCGCCTCCAACGCAGCAACGGCAAAAGCTGATTCACTAGTGGCAAGGGGGGCCAGTGTCTTGGTGATCTCACTAAGACCGGCCAGCATGGTACCCATTTGCGCATTGCGGGCAGTTTCCACGAGGGCAAGCACTTCCGCAGCTGTGGCCTCAGACAGATCAACGCCTAGGCCTTGCACATAGCTAATCGTAATCGGCACAATCTCGTTTACCTTGGCGACCACACGCGCCGCCACCTCACGGGACAAGCGCATTAGGTAGACCTGATGCCTTGCTGCTACGTCTGCAGCGGCTGCGGTAGGCCTTGGAGCGGCTGCTATGGTCACCTTGCCAGGCTCTACCCAATTTGCCCCATCAAAAACGTAGCCATTGACGACGTCACCTTTTTTGAATGTGGAAGTGCCTGCAGCGCGGGGCCCGACCTTGCGATCTTTTCCCTTCGCCACAGCTACACCTTGGCCGTATCAGAGGTGTCTTCCTGCTGATCGCGCCGCACCTCTGTATCCTTCTGGGGTGTGGGTGCAACGTCGTAGCTCGGCCCTTCTGCTGCGCGTTCGGCGTTGTAATCGTCAAGCGAAAGTGTGGCCCACCCAGCTTTAAGCAGAATGGCGCGGAACTCGGATCGCGTTATGTCGCCGCCTTCGCGCAATTCAGACAGCAAGCGCAGCTCATCCGGTGTGAGGAAGCTAATGCTGATATCCTTGTTAAGCTGCACCTTCGGGGGCTTTGCAGCTCCTACAAAAAGGCCACACCATGTAAGCGCTTGTTCATACGCGGTTTGGATGTTTCCGATCGCCGTTGCAATCACAGAAGACTCGGTTGCATAGTTGATCTTTGCCTCTGTGGCGGTTACGGGTCCCGCTTTCGGCTGCACAAGGCGCGCACCTAAGGCCACCATGCGCGATTCCTTGTCCTTCATTCCCTCGGCGGCCATGGTGTTAGGCTCTGGCTGCAGCAAGGACGCGGTGCCACCTACGGGCAGCGGGATCCCGCTGCGTGATCCAAGCGTGATCTTCTTGTGCAGGACATTGTCATACCAATCCGTTGTTAGGCCGGTAACTACGGGGGTAGGCTGCCCTACCATAAAAGCAGATTCTTCCCATTCCGCCGAATTGATCCAGTGGCCGATATTCAGCGAGCAAATGTCGTACATGGGCGGTCGATCCACACTTGCGTCATTGTTTTCACTCCCGACCGCTATGAACGGAATGAAGTCCAAAGGCGTACCACTGGCGTCGTCAACCGTGCGCGGGTACCCACTGATCATGTCGAAGCCTCCCGTGCCATCCGTCGCCCTTTTGTATAAATAGACGGTGCACTTTCCATCGACTAATGCGACTTCGCGCCACCGATCCTCATAGGTAATGGCGTGTCCATCGTCGATCTCAGCCACTTCTTGCAGCTCAACCATTACAAGGCACACCTGCGAGCCGACGCGCGCCGTGCGCCAGTTGGTTATTGCTGCTGCTGTGTAGATAGCTATCGTGGGCGATATCCTGCCAGATTGCAGATCCTCACGCGACACAGGGCCATCTACGTCTGGAAAGTCCACAAGCAGACCTACCCGCCCCTTACCCAAAACCTCGCCACTTGATCGCTTGATCTGCTGCACCAACGAAACCTCGGATCCATCCACAGATCTCACAAGAGGGGCCAGCACCGGATCGACGTCAATTACTACATCTTTTTGAAAACACTGCCCTACGATACCGGACCACGTGCGCCAGGCGACATTATAGAAGCGTGCGCGCTTTAGGTATGAGTCGTAGCGATCCTTTGACTTATCGGATCCGTCATCTACACCCGGATAGGGTAGGTATGTGACACCCGCCCGCCTGACGGCATTTTCTCCCTCTAAGCAGTCGTCAATCATGCGGTACTGCGCGAGGCGCGCTAGCACCTCCTCGCGGATGTAGTCAATCTTGCTGTTTGTGGTGGCCATGGGTTGCGCTCCTAACTTGGGAACTCGATTGTCATATTACTAACACCGCCCGCGTGGCTTGCCAATATGGCGTAGCGGGTTTCGTCCCACACGTGATCGATGGAGTCCGTATCTACGTCGTCAGGATCATCCTCATTCCGCGGAATCGTGGGTAGCAGGGTAAGTGCCGCTTCACAATTCTGCATGAAGTAGATCGCGGGCCCGTCGCCGGTGCGTGCCGCCTGCAGCATTTCGCGCATGAGGGTAACGCCCGCCTTGCGTGATCCCGGCTTCTTGTTGGACTCGGTCCACTGCGTGCCCGCTTCCTCCATACGCTTCTTAACACTCACTGATTCCGTGTCTTGCGCGGTGTCAATTGAATTGTCGGCGGGCCCCGGTGACGTGAGCACGCAGGTCCACCCATTCTCTAACAGGCGGATACTGCGTTCGCGGACATCACGCCCTACGACGGTGGGCCCGAGATCCAAGCCTACATTTTTCTCGATATCCTTGGCGCCGTACCACTCAGCGAAGCGAATCAGCGATCCACGCACAGGGCAGAACCTGCGGCCGCCGGGTAGGTGCGCTTCTTCGCCGTTCGCGCGGGCCCACCATCCCACGGAAAACGGTTTCGACGTGCCCCAGTCTAGCGCGCGGAAAGCTTTCCAACCCGCTGGGATGGGGAAGCGCGGAAGGACGTTGTAGTCGCGATCCCATGCATCGCCGAAAGCGCCTCCCACGGCAATGTCCCAATTCCCATCCAACCACGCCTTTCGCTTCGCTGGATCAGTAATAGATGTCAACGTAGCTATGTACTGAGGTGACAGATAGTGGTTCTCTCTGTAGCTACTAAAAAGGTGGGTCTGTGTCTTGATCAGCGTTTCCCGTAGCTGCGTGCGCGGGTTGAAGATCTCGACGGGTACGCGCAGCACCTCACCCGGTGCTGCAGCATCGATAAAGCGCCTTTTGACCCACGCATGCCCGGCGCCCCATGGGTTCGTTGTAGAGAACACCACAAGGGGCATCTCGGGCAAGAGGCGCCGCTTGCCTGTTTTCTTGTCAAGCGGGCTGTGCTGGTCCGGCACAAAGCCGGAACGGTTGCACGAAAAGAAAGCATCATACAGATCGGGCGTAGGATGCTTTGTCAATTCGTTGTGGCCTATGAAAGGCAGATCGTGGCCGTGATAGTTTTCATAGTCCTTTGTGGTTTTGGCTGCGCGAAAGAGCAGCTCCTCGCCTGTGGGCCAAACCCATTTTAGATCGGCTGCACCCTGTAGGAAGCGCGCGCCGTCAGCGAAACGCCCGAGGCAGCGCATCGACTTGGCGATCAGATCGTCGAGGTTTTTGTAATGCTGATCGAAGATCACCCCCCGCCAATACTCCCCATAGCCGAGGCCCACGTGACGGCGGAAGTACATTAGCTGGGAATCCGTCTTGCCACCGGCCCGCGTACCGTGGCACAGGATCACCATGCATGGACATGTCACGGCCAGCGCCTGCGTAGGCAGGGGTGTCCACACGACCCTATAAGGTGGATCGTTCGCTTTGTCCGCCGCACGTAGTGCGGAATCATCCGAGACGCGGATAGAAGCGTAGCCCCCTAACACGCCTTCTTGCGCCTTCACCTCAACAGAGAGGGCCTCGTATCCAGGGGGCGGCCACACCTACGCTTTCCCGTTAAAGAGGGCGTGGCGCACGTCCAGCGGTAAGTGCTTGACCGCGTCGTCAGTGTAGTCAATCGGCACGATAGCTATGGCCAGCGCTTCCGCGATGCCCTTGTGTGCCTTGCGGGCTTTTAGGTAGGCCGGCCTTTGCCATCGGTGCAACCTTTCCGCCAGTTCAAGCAAGATCGGAAGGCTGCCGCCTGCGGCTTCGATCTCTGCTGCGGTAACAGGTGCCGTGCTCATCGATCTACCCCTGTGATCTCGATAGCTACGGGAGGTTGCCCCGAGCCAAACACGCACAGGCGCAGCGGAAAGCCGAGCATTACACGCAGTCGCTCACGCCATGAGAATTGCCACCAAGAAAAGTAGAGTAGACCATCACGATACACGGGCAGCGAAACGCACGGGCCATCTTTTGAAGGTTCCCACCCTAGGGGCGCCCCAAGATGCAAATTCGTCTGCGGTGTGGCTATGGCTCTCATGGCTTGCCCCCGTTGCAAAGCTTGACGGCCTGCTGCGCCCACACCTGCAGGGCGATCAGCTGCTCAATGGCAGCGTCCCCTTGGGCTGCGATGGAGTAGAGAGATCGCGCAGTTGCTGGCGCAAGTTCGGCTGTCTCGACTCCATTAGCTCGGCCGGCGGGGGCGCCAGGCGCGGGGGTGCTGGGACAACGGGAGGCCACCGGGAGGCGCAACTTGACAGCACCAGAACCAAGATCCCGAGCAACTTGCGCATCCACTGCCTTGGCTTCTGCAACGGTTGCTGTGTATGCCACACGTAGATCTGCGATGTCTTTGACAAATGCATTCTCCTTTTCCCTGTAGTAGCTCTCAGCTTTTTGCAAGGCCACCGTTGCGGCTGCAGCATCTTCCGCGTGCGCCTTGCTGGCGCCCCGCGCTTTTCCTACGCCGTAGGCGCACGTGGTGGCCAGCACAATGGCCAGCGCCCCTACCAGATCGTGATGCTTCTTCATCCATGCCGTCACGGCAACTATTTGGCTCATCATAAGGCCCTCCACTTGGCTTCTGCTCTTTGCAAGGTTGGCACGTTAGCCTCACAGTTGTAGGGATCAACCATAATCTCATCGCGGCCTAGCCGCCTGGCGATCTCGCGTTCCTCCGTGAGGCCCTTCGACGTAAGCCAGCCGTCAATCGTGAGCACGGCGAACGTACTGCACACCGCGATCATGTGTGTGTCGAATACAGCCCAGTAAGCCCAATCGCCGGGCAAAGGGCCGTGCATACGCAGCGTTTCGGTGTAGGCGATGGGGGAGAACACGTGCAAGCCGAGCGAGCAGAGGCGCGCCGCTACAGCAGAGGCGCATGCTGCTCGGCTTGCTTCGACGTCCTTGCTCGGGTGGGTGTAGGTCGAGGCCAGGTAGATCATTTATCACCCATAGCGCAATAACACAGCACTAGCAATAGGCAGATCATGAGTGCTCATTTAGCGAGCGGTTGAATTCTTCACCATCTTCTTCTTGCGTGGCGGCTTCTTTGAAGCGGGCAATCGTCCATATGTTGCGAGGTCCAAGTCCTTCCATGTCGTTATCGGTGGGGCGGCGTCTGGCGTCCTTGCGGGTGCACTCCTTCGCGGCCGTAGCCCAGTCGCGCGCGTTGCACGCTGCGATCAGGCTCGGGAATCCCCGAGCAAAGCCGATCCCAACGTTGTAGGCAATATCCACGATCGCGCGGATCGCACCTGCGGGAAAGGCGGTGATCTCCGGGCACGCCTTCTCTACAGCAGGCATGAACTCGCGGGCCAGGCGTGTCTTGCACAACTGCATAGCTGTGTCCTTTGTGATCCGCAAATCGGTTATGGCACGATAGGCGATTGCCCCCCGATTGGGCGCGTAGGCGCCCTTGCACAGGTGCCATGTGGTGCGCTTTTCGTTGTCCGTGGCCTCCCGTCCGTCTGTCGTGCGGAACATGTGCAGCGACAGCATGGCGGCATCGGTTGCGAGAAGATGCCCGATCCCGATCGTAACAAAGCCCTTGCTGTCGCAGTAGGGCCAGGTCACACACCCCTCGTGTTCCAACATGTCGCGCACGATCGTCTCTTCAAGGCGTCCTTGTAGGATCATCGGTGCCCCCTCTTTTTGGACTGTTTGCAGAAAATGAAGAACCTCACGACAAGGCACGCACCCACGGCCAAGCCGATCACAGCAAGCGACCACAGGGCTAGCTCTACCCACAGGTAGAAGTGGCTACTCGCTCGGCCGATCATTTTTGATCACCTCTAGCAGCTTCGCTTGATGCTGCTGCGCTGACTTTTCCCACTGGACCAGATCGCCCATCATGGGGACCAGCATCACACCCGCTTTGATTTCGGCATTGATATCCGCCTTGATCTGTGTGGCGGCTTCGTGGCCCATGAGCTTGGCAAGAAGCGCGTGTGCGAGCATGCGCCCCTGTACTCCGCGCATTTGATCGAAGGCGATCGCCTTCACGTCGAGCACTTGCTCGGCGAAGGTGCACAGCTTCTCGCGGACTATTTCCTCACGCAGCTGCGCGAACGTGGCGCGCACATAGGGTGTATCCGCGAGGGCCCACGCGCGTTTAGATAGCGCCTTGGGCGACTTAGCCGTGACACCTGCGTGCATGGCGGCAGCGCTATTGCTTAGTCCTAACAGCTTGCCCTCAACGAATTTGTTAAGTGTTTCAAGCGAGTCGACGTGCAAGCCCGCCGCTGCGCGCGCGAGGGCCTGCGTACCACGCAACGACGGCTGGCGCGGAATGCGCTTACCTTTCCGGTTCGTCGCGTGTGTCGGTTGTGGTTGTTCGTGTAGTTGTTCGGGTGGCCACATCGTCGGGTACTCCAAGGCGACGGAAGACAAGGCGCTCGATTACGGAAATGGAACTCTCAGCACCTATCCAGCCGAGGCACCCAACCACAGGCCCTACCCACGAATCATCTACTTTCAAAGCCTCGCACACGTGCATGGCCAAGTAGCCAACGAAAGCACTCGCAGAGGTCTTAAGCATAGCCTCGGGCCAGCGCACGCGCCGCCCTTTCTTGAACGCGCGCATGAGAAAGGCCAGTAGTCCCGCGGTGCCAGCTATGGCAAGCGCTTCAATTTCTTTGCGTGCATGCTCTGTGAGAGACACGGCCTAGATTAGTACCCCGCGCCGTCAGGTATGTCAAGGATGCCCGATCGCTGTGACGTAGCACCTACACCGCCCGTGGCAAAGAGGTAGCAAGGACACACCTCGCCCAACGGCTGCAGCCCTTGACAGCGTGTGCACGGCCCACGGCAAGCGCGCCTCTATGCGATCGATCACCTCTGTGGGCAGGGGAAAGGCATGTGCAGCGCGGTCAACACGCAACATCGAAACCCGCAGCATGCGCGCCGCAGCCGCTTCGCCGTAAGTGGCTACGGCTGCAGCAAGCAACGCCCGATCACTTTGTGCCAGGTAAGGCACCGGTCAACCTTTCAGCGTGAGCGAGCGTATCCCGCAGCGAGTGCCAAGACGAAAGCGCTTCCTCCTCGGTGTTGCACGCTTCGCCGTCGATACCACAAGAGCAGTAGCAGCGGAACACAAGGCGCGATCCAGGGTCTGACCCTTCGTCAACCTCCTCGGGTGAGGTGTGCAAGACGCCGGATTCTATGTGGGCGTGGGGTTTTCCGTTGGGACAGAGTTCATTCACGAGGCACAGCATGTTTTTCCTTTTTCCGAGAGTCGTAAATAGCTAGCTCTTTGCGAATAGTAGCAGGTGGGGCACCCTCGCGCGCGAGTTTTGCAGCAAGCGCCGCCCTGGCGTCGCCCCAGTTGCGCGCCTTCCATGCAGCCCGCGCCGCTTGCGTGCATGGATGGGTCACGCTTGCCCCTTGTGCATAGGCCGAGGTGGTTGCTCGAATGCGTCCAAGTCCGCTTCACAACGCATTTTCAGCCACGCGAGGAAGGTGGATATGTTGATATCCGCGAGCATCCGCAGGGCCCTCGCGTTGCATACTTGCAGCAGGCCGCACATACGCACGCGCCAGGGCTTGCGACTCTGGCGGTAGATGAGCACGGGGATCTGGCCGTGCTTGGCTTGCTTCTTCGCTTGGATCCACCAATCGGCAAGCTCCAAGCGCTCACAGCGCTTGACTTCGATGGCCAGCCAATCCAGGCCCATAACGTCGCAGCCCCCGCCGTCGCTTTGCGTGTATCCGCTGCGCTTCAACTCAGGAGGCTGATACCCCCGGCGAAGATACACCTCATTGATCGCACCCTGCAGGAGGTTGAGCAACTCACGTTCACCGGCCTTGCCTTTTTGGATCCCGTTCGTCATTCGCTTCCCTCCTTCTTCACAGCGTGAGTGGGGCACCGTCGGCTGAATACCTGTGTTTGGCCGCGCATGTAGGACTCGCAGCCACAGCTGTGGGACCATACAAATGGCGTTTCGAATGACGGCCCGAAAGAATAGGACGCGTCCCTCAGACGTTTTCGGATCTTGCGTGCACTCTCCAATGGTATTGCCATAGCAGCTATGTCTACCTTTCCTTGGTGGTGTTGTCAACTACCACGCCCATGCGCCTGCGCATCTCCTCTGGGGTGGCCAGCACAAACAGCTTCGTCTCACACCGCATGCACACGCGAGACATGCGGAAAAGGCCAGTGTTGGGCAGGGGTGAAGATGTCCAGGCACACCAGCTGTGATAGCAGTTGGAACCGTCTTGAAGCCGCATAACGTCGGCGTAGCTACTCATGCTCAAACCATGGAAAGGGCAACCGCCCTGCAGCGGGATCGGGCAAGTGCTGGACAGTAACAGCAAAGGCGCCCTCACCTATGATCTGTACCTGCAGAGACACGTAGGGCACGCTCGCTGTGAGAGCAGCGCCGATCGCCGACGCCAACACCGCAACGGCCTCGGCGTGCTCGCTAGGCACCGCAGCAGCTGCAGCGGGAGGCGTAGCAGCCTCAACTGAGGGCACGACATATTGCTTCGGGCAAATGCGGTCCCACGCCATGCGGGCGGTAACCTCAGAGCGAAACCCCGGACCTTCATAACCGCAGGGACACTTGTAATAAACTTCGTTTTCGCGCGTCTGCTCGTTATACCCTTCAACTGCGTAGGCATGGGCAAGGCCAGAGGGGCACGGCACCTCACCTTTCCCGTGCACCTCAACGGCGGGAGGCATACCCGTTACAACGCGCGTGTTCCAAAGCGCAAAGGCACGATCCCACGTGTCAGGTTCAGCCTTCACGTCGCGCGGTCCCTCAGCGCCGCAGGTCACGCAGCGGTAGGCCCTAAACTTGTGCCAAACAGCGCCCCCGCTGACGGTGCCTTCGATCTGCTCAACAAGC